ACAAAATTTTCCATCGTTTAGACCTGATCTCAGTCGTATCGGCAATCGCTTGGAAATGACTTTTGATCAAATCTATTGCGCGAATCATTCTATAGGAATTTTCTCTAGCGTCAACCTCGTGATCACTGGAGTTAACAATCCTGTCAACAAACCCTTGTTTCAGGCTTTCCAGTTCCCTGACAAACTCATCATCCCGGAGCAGATTGGCTGCGCGATCTGGACTCATCCTGGGATTTCCACGTTCGCACTAATACCAGCACCGATCTTGGCAGCTTTCAACTGTGCCTCTGCCTCAAACTCTTGTTGCTTCAACTGGAGTTCAGCAGCAGCCTTTTCCCTGGCAAGCTGAATATCGGCTTGAGCCTTCATCCGTTGAGTCTCAATTGCTGCCATTGCTTTCTGCTGCTCGATCTGGATCTGCGCTTGAGCCTGGGCAATCATGGCATCGACAGCAGGATTAGGCTGCGGTTGCTGCGGAGGAGGATTGGACAGTTGCTGATCCTGCTCTGGAGTGATGTCCTTGAAGAACTCAGTTGAGTCCTTGAATCCAGCAGCCTCAACAAACCGACCAAGAGTCGCCCTGTATTGCCCGAGACTCACCAACGGGTTAGCTGGCCCTGCCAACTGTAGGATCTGCTCCTGCTTTGCAAGCACCATCTGAAGCATCGCCATCTGTTCTTGCTTCGTACCAGTCCCAAGACCGACACGGATGCTGACATCGTATTGATTCGACCACTCTCGCGGATCCATCGGTACAAACTTGCCGCGCATCCGCATCAGAACCTGTTTGTCCTGGTATTTGCAGAGCAAGTGCAGGATGCCCTTAAACAGCGACTTAACCCCCGTCTCAGCAAAGATCCTAGCGATCAGTTCGATCTTGCCTTGAGCAGCGTTGGTAACCGCAGCCACAGCAGCAGCAGTGACGTTTTGCAGGATGTTTGGATCTAGTCCCTGTTGAGCATCCGATACACCAGTCCGTTTCTGCTGAACCTGATCGAAATAGCCCATCATCGGGAAGATTTGATCACCGATGGATGGAACCGTGATCGGAGTCATCGCGCCAGGACTCTTCATCCTGACGACACCACCCGGAGTCACATTGAGCAAGTCATCGATGTTGACCTGACCTTCGACCACACCCATCCGAGCGTTGTTCGACAGATACAGGTTATCCAGCGACTGACGCACCAAGGTGGACTTGATCAGTTGCAGATCAATCGTCCTGTCTGCCAGCGATTGCCCAAAGAACTTATGCGGGATCGGGATCGGGCAGATTACATGGAACGGAACATAATCAGTCTTCTCGTTGCTCAGAATCTGGCTGTTGCTGTAAAAAATCTTCCGCAGTTCAGCAAGACCGTCACCGTCATAGTCCACATATATGTAGCACTCGAAAACCTCGACCTCCTGCATCGACTCATCCAGCGAGGTGACCTCGAAAGGCTCCTCTCCAGGTGTATATCGCGCAAGACGCTCCTCGGTGAAGTCCAGACTGTTGAATGCTGGCAGAGCATCCACAATCTCTTTATTGAACCCCATCTGGATCAGGATCGACCTGGGAACCAGAGTACGGTGAGCAAGGAATGGCGCATCCTGAACGGTTCTAGCCTTCTTGGAGACGATCAACTCTTCTGGCGGTACGTTCTCCACGACAACGCGACCGATCTTGTTGCGCTGCTGGACGACAACGCTGCGCGTCTGCATGACCTGACCATCAACCTCGACTTCCTCGATCTGCTCTGCAACAACCTGTCTGGTTCCGTCTGCCAGCAACAGTGCAAGCTCGATCTCTGAGAGGTTCTTGTAAACCTCCTCGATCACATCCAGCTTCTCATCCCAATACGCTTTAACGGTTCCAGTCTTTTGGAGCAGCGCATCCTTGAACCAGTGATGCAAAATGGTGAAACCAGGGTTTTGCTTGTAGAACACCCAATTCGCGTAGTCCGTTGCTTGCTTCGCACCTTCCTCATCACCTGGGCCAACAGGCTCATACTGGATGATGTCGTCTGCGCGAGTGAATACCCGGATCAGATCAGGCAAAGCACCGTCTACAGCCTCTGCAACCTCTGCGGTGATGATCTGTGATCGACCTTCTACCTCGTTGCCATAGGGCTTGCGGAGGTAGTAATCCATCGCTTTGGCGCGTTCAGCGGAAGTCTCTGTGTCGAGATAGCCAATAGCGTCATCAATCTCAGACGACAGAATGCCCTTGAGTTTACCTTCATCCATTTTGCACCTCTGCCCTGCGAGTGTATTGCCGTTTCGGTGGAGGATCTGCCTGTTTCAGCGCAGCAATCTCCTGCTCCAACTGGCGAATACGCTCACGCAATTCGTGAATGGTTTGGTCAAAATCTCGACGTAAAACGATGTTTCCCTGCGGAACTAGCATCAAACCACCCATTTTGCACTATGTTTGATCGGTTTACCCCAATCGTCATTGGACATCATTTCCAGTGACTCTGCAAGATAACGCCAGGCATCAGCAGCGTGAGAATGCTCATCATGCAATGGCGCACCAGCTTCCTGCGTGACCTGATTGATAGCCCTTCTGTACCGTTTCAGATGGTTGACCAGTTCCATCGTCTTGTCAGCATCGAAATAAGCCCTTGGAAAGGCCATTCTAGCCATTCTGATGCCTTCCTCTGGGTTACCCCTTGGCAGCACGGTAACTCGCCTTCCAAGCGTTTCTAAGAGGTTCTGGGTGGATTTACCAGTCTGGAAGTTCTTGTTTGCTCCATCGTGCGGGATGAAGTCTGTTCCCCATCTCCATTTTCTCGACTCGATCTCCATGACATAACTGTCAATGGTTCGATGACTGTCCTCGATGAAGTCAATGATTCTGACCTCTGACGCAACCTTCTGGACAAAGATGATCGACATGGAGTCGTTCCATCCCAGATCCCAGACGGTATGGACTTTCAGTGTTGCATCGTATGGAACAGACCTGATCCGGCCTTCTCGCTGTAAAGCCTCGATCTCATTAGCGTAGATCGCACCATCGACAGCAGGTCTGCATCGACCTTCCCAGACAGTGAGATAGCCCTGTGGATCTCTGTCTAGCCAGTCTCTGCGCTCCTTGTCCAGTTCTTCCGGGAACCAAGGATTGTCTGACCAGTTGACCTCGCACACCCATGAGTCTGACGGTGGTTGCGCCACAAACCGAGTGAAGGTTTCGTCTGTATCAAGTTCTGGATTGAAGCTGATCCAGATTTCTGATCCAGGCTTGCGGATCGTTGGAATCAGAACATCCCAGGACTTACGGGTGACAACCTGAGCTTCTTCCACCCAACAGATGTCAGTTCCCTCGTAAGACTTCATATTCGCCACACCTTGCTGGCGAATACCTGCAAAAGTGAACTCTGTCCCGTTGGAACCCAGGATGCGGTTCTCTTGGATCTCATACAGAGCATCCAGTCCGAGCAGACTGATCTGATCCTTCAGCAGTCTATGCACAGACTCCTGAATAGACTTCTGCGTCTCCCTAGCACAGAGAACCCTGATCGGTTTGGATGCTCCTAACGCAACCAGTGCGCGAGCAATTGACCAGGACTTGCCTGAACCCCTGCCACCGTGAAGGATCTTGTATCGCTTAGGCAGGAACAGAGGGATGAGTTTGTCCGGTATCTCAACTCTGGTTCGAGACACCGACCACCTCTAGTACTGTCTGGATTGGCCCACCGTTTGCCCCGGAGACGTTTGTCTCTACAGGGATCAGCCTTGCTGCGAGTTTGTAGAACTCAGTCAGGTGCTTTGGATCTTCCATTGCCCACTGCACCATTCGATGAGTGCCACCTAACTGATCAAACGCATCAGCGATAGCTTGCTTCATGCTAGTGCTGACCTTGTTTGGCACACCCTTTGGCCTACCAGCACCAGCCCTCGGCCCTCCGCGCTTCTTGATTGGTTTCTCTAAAATTTCCACTTTGTCCGACTCCTATCGGGTCATCGGTTTACTTTACCTTTACTCGATCCTTAATCAACCTTTCGATCTCTGGATCACCCATCTGCTCCGGTGTTGGTGCAAACAATGCTCTCTTACGATTGTCTGTGGTTGCTGCCGGTTCAGACAAATAGTATACAGCAATTGAGTTTCTGGTTACACCTGCTGGACATTTGATTGGATCAGGCAGTCCATGCCATGAGCCTCTAGTGTCAAAGATCACTGCCCTGTTGAACTTCGGCTCAATGACCTTTGCAAGAGTTCTGCTGTCCTGGTACAGGCCCAACCCACCACCCCATTCCGGTTGCCATGCAGGAGACAGGTAAACAATAAGGTTAAGCCGACGTTGTAGATGTAGCTTCGGATGGATGTTGTAGTCCAAGTGAACATTGAGTTTTCCCCCTCTGCTGTGCTGATGCCAGCCACCACCGTGTAGTCCTTGGTCAGCGAACAGATCCTCGTCTACCATCAATTCTAGGTTCTGTGTGAACCTGTCGCTGGTTAGCCAAGCAAAGGTCTTGTATGTCTCTGGTGGGAACTTGTGCCAGTCGTTGCAGGTTCGCTTGACCTCTAGCGGATTGTCATACCGAAACCAGCATGGATCATCTGGATCTGGGAACTCTTCTGCTAGCTGATCTGGATTGGTGAAGAAGTCATCTATCACACAATGCCAATATGGATTGTGGTTTACGATCATTCGTATTTCAACGCATTGTTGACATTTTGTTTACAGCGCGGTACAATGTCACAAAGGAGAAATGCCATGAAGATAAGTTTTGACTTTACAAACGGTATGCAAGAATTTGAGTTAAGCGATGATTTCATTGATGCAACATTAGATCATCAGCTTTTGTTTTTGACTGAAGCACAACAAGCGATAGATAGGCTTGTCAACGCTTATATTTCTAATCTAACAGACCAAAACGCCGTTGTTGAGTCAGGTAGTTAGAAATATTTTCAATGATTTGATCATCAATTATTTGTGACACACCTTGGTTGCGTTTTTCTAGCGCACCCAGTACAGCAGTCCTGCGACCAACATCTGATAATTTTTTACCAGCAAATTCTTTTCCTATCTCTTCAAACCTCTTTGGCAAAAACAATTCGGCAGGTATTGAAGCGCCTAACGTCCCGAGGTAGTTTCCAGAAAAATTCGTATCATAAGATGGATTGACTGACGGAGAAAGACGCATTCCTGACGGAGATGCAATAAAAGTATTCCCAACATAGCCTTTTTGAACACCTGCCAATGATGGGTCTGTAATTGCTGAAACCAAATCTTCTATATTAAACCCAAACCGCTCTTGGTTGCCCTTCATTCTCGCGCGATTCATCACTGCCTTGCGAAGTTCTCCAGCCGTGTCACCAAGCCCTTCTCCGGTTAACAACTGCTGCCTTCCGCGCTCAGTCATAATTCCAGCGAAATTTACAAACGGCTTATCTTTCCCCTTGAACTTTGCTTCTTTGCCCTCTGGGACAAACTTACGAATCATGTCATCAAACTCTTGGATGTCTTTTTTTGTAGGCTTAACAACATCCAAAATTCCAGTTAATGCATTAACAGGCATGACCGAAAAGTCTTCTGCTCTCTCTCCCATTGTCACAGGAAGGTGAATAATGTTGCCTGTGCCGCCAGCAGCCAAATTTTCTTGCCTAGCAATTTCATCTCTAGTCGCTATGCGTTTTGCTATCCCAAGATTTGACGCACCTGCAATACTTTGCTGAATATGTTCCAAATCTCTTGCGTAATCTTGACCACCATGCGTAATAACAGGAGCCGCCAAAGGGACATCAGAAATAGCTCTAACTTCCATGTTTCTGCTAGTAGCATCCCAAGGCATAATCATTACGCTAGAACCCCTGAGACTTTCAATGTCCACAGGTGTTTTTTCTGCCAAACCACCCAAAAATTCGCGTTCGTATCTAGTACCGACTGACGGATCAACTTTTAGCGGTGTTGATACCCTGTATGCCATTGCAAGGGTTGGCAAAGCCTCCAACAACCCTGGAATCTGTGCAGCAGCCTTAAAAGCACCAGCAGGAGCGCCCAACGCTGGCATATTGCCTAACGCCTGACCAGTCCTGTAAGACTCATCTGCCAGCAGACCACCGTACTCCGGCTTATCCAACCCAAGATAACCCCTGCCAGCACCACCAACCATAGCAGCAAAAGGCTCACCAATATTGCGCTGGTAAGCCCCGAAAGCCTGTTCTAGTCCCAATGCGCGGAGTAACTGGCTGACATCCATGTCACTTGCCCTTGTTGCGTTCGCTGATAGCCTTAGCTTTAGCCTTGGCATCAGCCTTGGATGACGCACCCCATGCTCTCAATGACAGCAGCAAACGGGTTGGCTTGCCATCCTTGTACTCTGGCCCTGGCATCCCACCCATCCGAGCCAGGAATGATGCTCTGCGCGGATTGTCACCAGACTTCACCGGAGCCTTCAGGTCTGATCCTGGATTAGCTCGCTCATAAGACTTCCTACCAGCCTCGTTCAGTCCACCAGACGGGCTTTTACCGGCCTTGCGAGTCCATGCAGGTGACTTCATTTCTTCTTTGCTGCTCTAAGGTTGTCCACCAGATTAGGGTAAGGTCTGCCAGCAGCAGCCGCCATTGCCTTAGCAGACTTCTTCTGCTTCTTCGACAGCGGATCAGGTTTGCCAGCAGACTTAGGCCGAGG